CTCCTTTTATGAGCAGACTTACCGCAAGGACCCCAACGAGAGAAGAGGAGTAGACAGCAATTTATGGATCTGGGAGTACCCCGATTACACTAAGTCTTATATGGTTGTAGCTGACGTAGCCCGTGGGGACGGGGCCGACTATAGTACCTTTCATATCATCGATATCGAAGCGGCTACGCAAATCGGTGAATATAGGAGCAAGGTATCTCCCCGTGACTTCGGAAACATCTTAGTAGGCATAGCCTCGGAATACAATAATGCCTTACTTGTGATTGAAAACGCATCCATGGGATGGGCTACTATCGAGCAGGTCCTAGAGCGGGAATATCCCAACCTCTACTATTCTTCTAGATCAGACCAGGATACGGTTGAGAGCTATATGAATAAGTACGAGAAAGGAAATTTAGTTCCCGGCTTTACCATGTCGATGAAGACCCGTCCTCTTGTAGTCGCTAAGATGATGGAATACATCAGAGATAAATCAGTTACTATTCAGTCCAAGAGACTGCTAGAGGAGATGAGAGTCTTTGTATGGAAAAACGGCAAAGCCCAGGCCCAGAGCGGCTACAACGATGACTTGATAATGGCTTTCGCTACTGCGTTATACGTTAGAGATACAGCCCTAAGACTGCGTCAACAGGGTATGGATCTTGCCAGAGCCCAGTTATCTGCCTTCTCAAGCCTAAATACTCGCCAGGCTCCTGTGTATAAGGTTGGAGATATGAAAAATAATCCGTATACTATGGATACTCCGCACGGAAAAGAGGATTTAACCTGGTTACTCCGTTAGGACTATTTATACTTAAACAGCTTTTGAATGGCTAACACTTCTTTATTTAGTAGATTACAGAGACTTTTCTCCACAGACGTCGTAATACGGAACGTTGGTGGGAATCAGTTAAAGATAGCAGACGTAAATCACATCCAGAGTACTGGACGTTACGAGACCAATTCACTGGTTGACCGCTTCTCTAGACTTTACATCTACAATAACAAAAATATCTTCAACCCAAACCTTAACTATCAAACGTTAAGGATTCAGCTGTACTCCGATTACGAGGCAATGGATACTGATCCGATCATCGCTTCAGCCCTTGATATTATCGCCGACGAGTCTTGCCTGAGAAATGATATGGGTGACATCTTGACGGTCAAGACCTCGGATGAGAACATAAAGAAGATTCTTAACAACCTATTCTACGACGTCCTGAACATTGAGTTTAACTTATGGTCATGGGCTAGGAATATGTGCAAGTACGGGGACTTCTTCCTCAAGCTAGAAATTGCTGAGACCTTCGGAGTTTATAACGTCCTTCCTTATACCGTCTATAGCATGATCCGTCATGAGAGCCAAGACCCTAAAGCCCCGGCTAAGGTCACCTTCTCAATCGATCCAGACGGAATCGCTTCCTCGACCGACCCTAATTACATCCCCAGACACAAAGACAAAATCATCCAGCTAGACAACTACGAAGTAGCACACTTCCGTCTTCTGTCTGATACTAATTTCCTACCCTATGGTAGGTCTTACCTAGAACCTGCTAGGAAGGTATTCAAGCAGCTTATACTTATGGAGGATGCAATGCTTATTCACCGCATCATGAGAGCTCCTGAGAAGAGGACCTTCTACATCAACGTCGGTAACGTACCCCCTAACGAGGTGGAGCAGTTCATGCAGAAGACCATCAATCAGATGAAGAAGACCCCGTACGTAGATCCCCAAACCGGACAGTACAATCTTCGCTTTAACATGCAAAATATGATCGAGGATTTCTATATCCCGGTCCGTGGAGGTGATACTTCAACTAGAATCGATACGACCAAGGGTCTAGAGTACGACGGAACCAACGACGTCTCTTACCTAAGAGATAAGATGTTTGCCGCTTTAAAGATCCCCAAGGCATACTTCGGATACGAAGGAGACTTGCAAGGTAAGGCAACCTTGGCAGCAGAAGATATTCGCTTTGCCAGGACAGTAGAGAGAATCCAGCGCATCCTAGAGTCAGAACTGACTAAGATCGCTCTTATCCACCTGTACACCCAGGGATACAAAGGAGAGAGTCTTACTAACTTCGAACTCAAGCTAACAACTCCTTCTATCATCTACGAACAGGAGAAGATAGCTCTACTGAAAGAGAAGATCGATCTAGCAACTCAGATGATGGGAAGTGCTTTATTCTCTTCAGATTATATCTACGAGAATATCTTCAACCTATCTGAAGATCAGTACAACGAGATGCGTGACTTGATTAGAGAGGATAAGAAGAGAACCTTCCGAACCACTCAAATTGAGAACGAAGGCAACGATCCTGTCAAATCAGGGATATCCTACGGCACACCTCACGACCTAGCCACTATGTACGGTAGGAAGGGTGTCGACGGACAGAAGCTCCCCACCGGCTATGATGAGCTTGTAGGGGAACCTAACCCCGAGGGCAGGCCAAGAACAAATATGTCCATCTACGGCACCCAGAACGACCCCCTAGGGAGAGACAGACTAGGTACCCACGATATGAAGGGCGGTTATGAATCACAGAACGATAAGCTTAGAGAGAGTAGTCTAGCAACTAAATCAGTGTTCTTTCAAAATCAGGATTTATTCAAAGAGCGTAAAAAACTCATCTTTGAACAAGATCATACTGCAGAAACTAGTACTTTACTAGATGAAAGCAATATTAAGGATTTAGAGAAGTAACATATATTTATATCAGTAGACTTACATACTCATGAAAATTAAGCATTCGAAGTATAAAAACACAGGCCTTATTTTTGAGCTGTTGGTGAAGCAGATTGCTTCCGACACTCTATCGAGGAAAGACTCCCCGGCGGTGAAGGTACTCAAGAAGTTCTACACAGGAAAGACATCGTTAGTTAGAGAGTTCAAGCTTTACGAATACATCCTTAAGAACAAAGGAGTATCCCAGCCCAAAGCCGACGCCATCGTCTCTACTATCATCGAGATCTCTAACAAGCTAGATAGAACCGCTATCAAGAAGCAGAAGTACGATCTTATCAAAGATATCAAAGAGTCTTACGACCTAGAGGAGTTCTTCTCTATGAAGGTCCGGGATTACAAGCCGTTGGCTGCTCTGTACTGCTTGATGGAGACTCAAAGCTCTGAAGATCTTGCTGATCCTAAGTCCATTGTCGATAACAGAGTTACTATTCTAGAGCATTTGACTGCTAAGAAGCAGAACCAGGACGATGTCAAGGATACAATGATCGAAGAGTTTTCAAAGTACGATAAGGATTTAAGATTGCTCACTTACAAGATTCTACTGGAGAAATTCAACGGAGAGTATGAAAACTTTCTACCTCAGCAGAAAGAAATTCTTAGAGAGTTTATCACAGCTTCTGAATCACAGGTCAAGCTCAGAAATATGATCAACGAGGAGCTAGAGAAAATTTCTACAGAAGTTAATTCTCTTACCCCAAAGATCAAAGACGAGATTATTAAGATCAAGATCGAAGAAGTCCAGAAGCTTATTAAGCCCTTGGATAAGAAGACCCGAATTGATGACAATCATATCGTTAATCTCCTTCAGTACTACGAACTTGTCAATGAGCTTAAGACTTTATGAAAAAGCATAAATTCACCGAGCTCCTTAGAGAACTTATCCTAGACCAGATCAGTGAGATGAACGTCACCGGGGCTATAGGAGCGACCCAAACCCCTTACGCTTTTTCGAAAGGGAAAAAAGACAACAGAGCCGTCAACGCAATGAAGAGCTTTGGTTACACTAAAACAGAGAGACCAAAGAGACCTTCCAACACTAAATTGTTTGATTTCAGATGAAAACACTACAAGAAAAATATAATGCTATTTTAGAAGGAAACTTCTCTAAAACGCAATTCGTAAGAGATGCCAGACTGGCACACTCTAACCTCATTACTCAATTCAACAGCTTTGCCGACACCGTCGCTATCCTTAAGAACAAGGGGATGGTGGTAGAGGCTAAGAAAGCTGAAGTAACGGCTTACAAAAAGCCAGAAGTAGATCCTATCGATATGATTGCACCGGATCTTTTAGATCACGGTATTGAAGCCGAACTTCATGCTGCAGGCATTACAGGCACTCCTTCAGAAGAAGAGTATGCAAAAGCAAAAGAGAAAGCTGCTAAAGAACTTATCAAAGATCCTCTCTGCTACAAGAACGCCCAGACCATGACCGAGCCCGGTGAGAAGATGGAGAAAGCAAAGCTAAGTGAAGAGACTGCTTTAGATAGAGCTGAAGATCATGCTTCACGGAAAGTACAAGATAAGCTCAGGGATATTGCTGATACGGTAGCTGAGAAACCAGCCTCCGTAGGAGCAGCTTTTACAAAAAAAGTGCTTGCAAACCCTACCCACTATGGTAAGATGTCTGCTCACGAGCTTGAAAAAGAGTTTAAGAAGTTTAAGCTTGAAGAAGGCTACGAAGATGAAGAGGAGGGATCTGGCTATTCGTACGGCGAGTATAAAGAAGGTGACGGTGCATCTGAAAAGGAAATACAGGGAAATATAGATCACTATAAGAAAAATCCTTTGGTTTGGAAAATGCAGGCAAAAAAAGATTTTGAAGCAATGGCAGCTGGTGAGTCGGCTGATATAAAAGATGAGCACTACCCAGAGTGGAAGAAAGAAGATTTTGTAAAAGTACTTACAGCCCTTGACGAGAGTCCTAACATGAGTGAAGACGACGTTAACGAGCCCGATATTAAACCTCGAATGACTAACACTGTCGATTACGCTTTAACTCATCCAGAAAAGAAAGAAGACGGCACTTACGACTTCCCAAAAATGAAAGAAGCCCAGCTCAAAGAAGCAGTAAAGTCTTTAATTAAGAAGACTCTAGAATCATAATCATGGCAAATCTCTTAATTGAATATACCCCCTTCCGTCCTACGATCACCGAGTCCGTTAAAAGACCCGGTATCTTTGAGGTTGTGGGTGTTATGCAGAGAGCCAACGCCAAGAACCAGAACGGAAGGATCTACGAGAAAAAAATACTCGAAAGAGAGGTCAAGAAGTACATGGAAGCTTTCGTAAAAGTTGGTAATGCGTACGGGGAGTTAGATCACCCCGAATCACCTATCGTCTCACTAAAAAATGCTTCCCACGTGGTGAAGGATCTTTGGTGGGATGGAGATAACCTGATGGGTAAGGTCGAGCTATTGAACACCCCGGCCGGCAACATCGTAAAAGAAATCATTAAGGGCGGACACACAATCGGTATCTCTTCTAGAGGCACAGGCTCAGTCCAGCCCATTGGTGAGAATACCTTAATGGTGAAAGACGACTTCGATTTGGTGTGCTGGGATTTCGTATCGAATCCCTCCACTCACGGAGCATTTTTAAACCCCGTCTCTTTGAATGAGGTAAAGCAGGCAGTAGATCCTTACGCCCGGCTTCACAACATCATAGGTGACATTCTTAGAGCGTAAAAATAAAAAATAAAAAGAAATGAACAATTTTGATTTAAAAAAATTCTTAGTAGAGAACAAGCTTACTACTAATTCTAAAGCTTTAACCGAAGCTGATACTGATTCTGTAAAGCTTTTTGACTTCCCAGAAGATCTTAAAGATGTTAAAGCTTATGAAGAACTAGGATTTAATGTTGAAATTGATGATCCAGCTAATAAAGTTTATTCTGCAGAAATGTATTTTAAAGGATACGATTGGATGGCTGTTTTTTCGGTATTAGAGGATGCAGCACGTTTCAACCTGAAACCTAACTTAGAATATAATGGAGAAACTTACGAGTTTAAGGAAGCTAGAGAATTAGCAGACGAGAAAGCTGCTGAAGGTACATATCCTGAAGAACTCGCCGAGTACGATATTAAATCGACCGGTGAGGAAGAAATTATCTACGAAGTAGAGGTACTTGATGAAGACGGTAAAATAAAGTCCTATACTAAACTTAACGCCGAGAAGTTTGACCTGTACATAAAAAATAGACCCCTACCAGTAACAATCAAATTCAAAAACAGAACAGTAAGAGCTGTTACGAAAATCACAGGAGTCACTGACGATATGGGTCGTCCGATGAACCTATAGTAAGCCCAAACCCTAATTTTAATTATATTTAAAAAATAAAAAGAAATGAAAAATTTTAACTTAAAAGATTTTTTAGTAGAAAATAAGCTTACTACTAATTCCAAGCAACTATCAGAATATGATATGGAAAAGACAGGAGAGTCTATCCAATATGAGTTTAGAACTGAAGAAGGATCTCGGGTCAAGATTGGAGCTGATAAGCTTCCTGGATATATCAACAGCCTGCTTGATAAAGCAGGTAATAAAGGAGTAACACTTACCTTTATCTCAAAGATAGGCTTAGTTCCAGACTATAAAATCACAAACCGCACTGACGATATGGGTCGTCCGATGAATCAATAAAAAACCCAAACCCTAATTTTAATTATATTTGTTATGA